AATCCTCCAAAATCATCATCATCTTCATCACCACCTGCTGCTTTCTCGTCCTTTATTTGTTGGTCAAGAATAGCAATTTCGTCTTCAGTTTGTCTAAGTATATACTTTCGTATGTACTCGTGACTATAATATTTACCAACATACTCACTTGCTTGACTTAGTGTATCTAGTCTTTCTCTTACAATTTCTGAATCTTTCAACTCTGTGAAATGATTATCTGTTGCAAAATCAAACTGCATAAAGTCTTTAACTTTATCAAACTCCTCTGCAGGAATTATATCCTTAAGTACAAGTTGTGTTCTTAGTATATCAACAAACACTCTTGCAAACTTCTTTTGAAGTCTGTTTGTGAACTTATTAAATTTAAGTTCGTCTCTAGAAATTTCAGAAGACCGACCCATATTGAATCCGTTATCTGCTTCTAATCTACTTCTAGGGACATTCAAAGATTGATATAGTTTCTTTTTAAAGTATTCTATATCTTCTATCTCTGATAAATTCTGTCCGCCTGGAAGTGTACTAATTTCTGTTCCTCTTCCACCTTCCCTTCTTGGTAACCAAAAATCTTCCATCATCGACATATGTTTTCTATCGTCTTTGATTTCACCAGTATCTGCATTGTAAACAAGTTTATTTCTATACTTGTTCATTACATCTGCAAGGTACTGTTCTGCCTTTGCTTTTGGAAGGTTTCCTACATCAATGTAGAAAATTCTTCTTTCGGGAGCACGAGATATCCTATAGATAACAAGTGCATCTTCCATCATTGACAACTGATTTGCAGTTTTCAATGCTTTATGAAGGTACCCAATTACAACATTTCTAGTGTAATCTAATAAACCCGAAGTTGTAAAAGTTACAGCTTCAGGTGCGATTTTCAGAGTGGCACCATCTTGTCCACCTGACTTATCAAAACCTTTTTCGTTGAAGACAAAATACTCTTCAACTTTTTTAATTTTATCAACCCCTTTTGCATCCTTTTCCTTTTCTACATTTCGTATCTTCTTCATCTTTAGGGGGTCGATGATACGTAAATCTACAATACCTGCTTTCTCACGTTTAGAATTCACTACCTTATGAAGATAGATTCTTCCGTCAACGTACCACTTTCTGAATATTTCGTGAGAGTTCTGATTGAACTTCATTAAGGATAAGATGTATGCAAACTCGTCTTGTACCTTTGTTTTGATACTATCAGAGAGTTTAACATCTCTGAGGTCGAGTGATACAATTCTATCCGATGAATCAGATGTGATACACTCATTAATTATGTCTTCGATAGCAGAATCACACTCGGGTATAAGAGATACTTCACGATATCTACGAATGAGTTCAACCTCATTCTTGATACCACCTTCCATATCTACATATGAACCATACGCACCACCAGTGATAAATCCACCAGGCTGCGTTTGTATGACGGGTGTTCCATCATCGTCAACAGGTGGAACAAAGGAAACAGCTTTGTCTGTTTCCGTATTCCTCAACTCGTCTTTCTTACGAGTTATTTCGTAACCAAATAATTCCATACTGATATTTATAACACCATTTTAGGTGTTATTTCACTAAACGACTCTTTCCCAGTGAGAGAACTCAAAGTCAACTGTAAACTCTTCTAATGCATCTACACTTTCGTATGAAAGGTCTATTGCACCAATTGAAGTAGGGAACATATTGAAGAATTCATATCTCGCTAGAACTGAATCGTCTTTATTTAATTGTTCAACATAAGCACGGGATAGTAGATAATCAGTGTCTGTTGCACCCTCTCCACTGTCTAATGCTTGAATTTCTGTTTGCCACGCTTCTAGGGCAGTTCTTGCACTAAACTCAACATCGTTGATTATAGTGACATTCCAAGGTTCAAATGTTCTGTCCCCTGCAAGTTTAAGAATGTGTCCTCTAAAGTTTACAGGAACTACTCCGATTGTTGCAGCAGGTATCTGTGCAGCCTTACATAGAAATTCTATTTTGTTTCCTGCACGAGGTAAGAACACTCTAAATCGGTTTGCACGAGGGCCACCACCGATTAATTGTGCTTTAAATTGGTCTATTGTTGCCATTTATATACTCCTATTAAACTGCACTGTAAACTTCTTCAAACTGAACACCACTTCTAGTAGCGACAAAGTTTAAAGTAATAAAGTTAATGGATTTTGCAGGTTTGATGAAGATAGAACAAACAAATTCGTTTCTATCAATCACTGAATCAGTGTTGTTTGTTTCGTCACAAATAACTGAATAGTCTGTTAATCCTCTTCTATTCTTAACATCTCTTAAGAAAGGTTCTACTGCACTTCTAAACTGAGCACGAGTGAATGCATCATTGTATTCAAATAATTGTGCTTTAGCAGCAGTTGCAATTGCTTTTTCTAAGACGATGAATAATCTTCTGACATTAATTCTGTCAAAAGCACTTGTAGTTGTTAATCCTGTTTTATCACCAAATAACACTGTTCCTTGGCCTGGGAATGTAACTACTGGGTTAACTCTTGCACGGTATAAGTCATCTCTAGATGATTGTGAAGGGTTATGAGCGAGTTTTGTTATTCCTAAGTACTGACCTCTACTGAATCCAGCAGGCGAGAACCAAGGGTCTCTTAATAAGTCTGACCTTGCCATAATTCCTGCAGTGTGTGGGTTAGCAGGTATCCATACATATCTGTCGTTGAATCTATCGTATTGGTAAACCCAAGTTGAGTCAAAGACACAATATGATGAAGATGTTGCAGTATTCATTGTTGCAATAACATTTTTGTTCCTATTGGACTCACTTGTTGGTGCAAAATGATTTGTTTCTGTATTTGTAGTTCCGAGACAATCCTTTCTTAATGGGGATGCAACGAACATACAATCTTTTCTTGTTTCTGCAAGTAAAATACCTTGATTAACCATTGTAGTCCAATCAGCAAGTGAATCACCTGCAACTGAACCCATTATTAGGAAAGATAAATCTATTGATTCTGCATCTCCAAAATGTGTTGTCCAAGCAGCGTGTTTTTGTCCAGCAGTTACTGCACTACCGTCTGCACCAGCACTCAATGATGAGTTTTCAGGTGTTGAAGGTCTTAAGAAAGCAGTTGTTGCTGATTGTAAATGTGTTCTTGTTTCAGATGCAGTGGTTAACATTGCAGTTGAATGTCCAGTCCAGTAAATATATTCTGAACCGTTGTGTATTACATCTCTGTAATAGTTTGAATTTCCTGTGGAATCTTTAGAATCCGATGCGAGAGATACAAATCCATATGATTCTAATACTGTATTAGCAGTTCCTGTGATGTCTCCATCCTCGTCTACTACTACTATGTGTATTTCGTCATCTGAACCACCTGCTTTTGTTGCAGATGCTGATTTACCTGGCGCTTTGTTGAATAGGTTATAAAATTCCCAAGACCTAGCGACACTAGTTGCACTTGGAACAGTTTCTGTTAGTCCTGTTCCTTCAGGTTGACTTAATGCTGATACTGTAAGTGTATCTGCACCTGTATCAACTGCTGTTACTCTGTATAATGTGTTGTGGTTTGCAAATTCTACTATATCTCTGACGATAAAACCATCTGCAGCAGTAACACTAATAAGTGTTTGACCTACTGCTTCTTCGGATGAAACAGTTGACTCTGCACTCTTTGAATAAGCGTCTGCACTTGCACATACTGAAACTTTAAGTGAATTACCTAAAGCACCTGCATATTTTGCTGTGAACTTTCCTATTGTAGCTGCAAGTTGACCGTTTTTTGCGATGTCGTCATAGTTTGTTTCATTTGTGATTAATTGTGTTCCAGCAGATGCGTTTGCATTCTGCAGTCCCGTAGTATTAATTCTAACTACTCTTAATGATGAACCATACTTAAGGAATGATTCAGCAGTATAAAAGTCCTCTGCTGAAGAGTCCGTATTAGCAGGTTCATAAAATGAGTCAACTAGACCTTTACCATCTGAAACTGTTATTACCTCATCAACAGGGCCCCATTGAAATGAACCAGCGAATGCACCTGTAGTAGATGATACAGCTGGCACAACATTCGTTAAGTCTATCTCTGAGACCTGAATGCCGGGTGATACTTGAAATGCCATACTTTTTCTCCTGTTAATTGTAAAAAGTTTTGTTTTCTTACTGTTTTATTTATAACTTTTGTTATTCTAACAGATACTATTTAGGTATCTGAGAACCACCTATCTCCATTGGAATCTACAAAACTAGTTTCCACCCCTTCGTCTTGATGGAAGAAGCCAGGTGGTAGTAGGTCATCTTCTATCAGTTTTTGTTGTTCTGAATAAAGCAAATCTTTAACTGCTCTATCTGTTAGAAATTCAAATTGTTGTGTAGTTACAAACCAAGAAAATAACACTAGATTCATAACAGAATCATCGTGATACCCTCTATCTGCTTCATAACTATTACCTTTAATGACAAAGGTCATCAGTTCTGTTATGGTGGCACGGTCTACAAGTGTTAACCTATTCTCTTCTAAAAGTTCTTTTAGGGTTGAACAACCGATTCTCTTAATCTGTCTGTTCATAGTCACACCAATATCTGATGCTTTCTGCAATCCTTGTGCAAATACATTAGGATATTCTATATCATAATGCAATTGTGTTGCTACCATAGAACCTTCAGCATTGTTTTCTATAATAACTAATGCTTCATTATAAGGTCTTACATATTTATTTATAATATCAGGAAGTAGCATAGATGATATCATATTGTCTCTATATGATGCAACTAATTTAAATGGTTGTACTGACACATCAATAACAGTAAATGTGGAGTAATCCAACCCTCTACCTTGTGATACATCTACTGTACAAACATAATTATGGTCTTTTTTTGGTAAGTCATATATACTAACATTATCTTTATACCATTCGGGGTCTACTGCTCTAAGACCCAATAATGTATTACTATTGATAAGTGTTGACCCAGTTCCTAAAAATGAATTACCATATTCCTGTTCAAATTGTGCTTCGGAAGTGTTTGCAATAGTCATCTTCTTCCACTCTTCATCTCTATCAGGAACATCATACCAGTTAATTGTAAATGATTTATATTCCGATTGTTCGTGAACTGCAGATTCATATATCTTATGGAACATATTACCTACACCGTTTGCAGTGGAAGTAATAATAACCTTAGAGTCTTTACCCGAGGTCACAACGGGATAAGTTGAAGTATAGAACTCTTCAGCACCTTCTACGAATGCAAACTCATCGAGGTATAATAAGTTAATTGACATACCACGAATAGAACTTGAAGAGGTTGCAGCTGCAACGACTTTACTATCATTTGCAAATTCAATAGAACCTTTGTTTAGAATCTTAACACCTGGCTGTAAAAAGAAGGGAACCGATTCCAACATAGTCACAAGACGGGATATCATCTCTCTTGCAATCGCACCTTTGTTAGCAAGAATTGCTACATTGACTTCGGGATGGAATAAGAGGTACCATAGTAAATATGCACAAGATGTGATTGATTTACCACTCTGTCTACTTGCAAGAACTACATTAAAACGATTAGAGTTATAGTGGTCTATAAGTTTTCCTTGATAACCACGAAGTTTAAAGGGAACCAATCCCTCATCTAGTGATATAATTTGCGTGTAGTTTTCAATGAAATGACAAGGGTCTTTAGAACACATTAAGTATTCTTGCAACTCTTCTTTAGAGTATTGGTGTTCAATACCTGCTCTTTTGATGAGGTTGTTACCTAAGTATCCCTCATTTGTGGGTTTAACCATTAGTCTTTCTTATTCTCTTTCTTTAGGAATTTTTGTAACTCTGATGTAGAACCGACATATAAATGATTGTGTTGAGTTCCAACTTTTTGTTCTTCACCTTCTAGTTTTTTCAATTTATTTTGCAGGTCTATTAACTTCTCTGCAGTCTCACCTACGGTCTTAATTAACTGTCCTGCGACCTCGTAAGCACGTGGGTGTTCAGTTTCTTTAGATAGTTCAAGTATTCCATCGATTGCATCCTGACCCCTCTCTACGAGGTTGTAGAGGTTCTCTCGTGCATACTTGTAATCTGTTTCTATGTTTTGTACTCTACTAGGAAGAGGAACCAATTCAGTCTCTTTCTTAATATCTGTAGATATATCTAATAGGTTATTTAATTGGTCGTCTATTTTGTCTGTCATAATTAACTTGCATCATTTTCTGTATCTTCTTCATATGTTGAACTAGCACCCTCATCATAGAAGGTTACTGTTTCAGCAACAACAAATGTGTCATTTGGATTTACCGAACCAACAAACTTAAGTGTAGTTTTTGCATCAATAGTAATTGCATTGTTCAATACTATTGATAATTTATTACTTGCAATTGATGATATAGTAGGATTCGTTGTTAAGTTTGTACCAAATACTTCATCGTTTACACTTATAGAACTATTTATTGCAGTTGGGAAGGTCACTGTTGTGGAACCTGAAACTGCATTTGCAACCTCTCCAAATGCAGGTTCATAGTGTTTGACTTCTTTTACTAGACCCGAATTACTTATTTGAGAGGTTGTAAACAGACCACTTGTACTATTGATATAGTCCCTTTCAATAACATTCGTAATAATTTTCCCTGTATTGACTGGGCCAAAGAAGTATATTTTCATAGTGAAGTCTAATGTGTATTCTATTGTTCTTCCTTCCTCAAAACTCCCCTCATAGTTCTCGTCCATAGATACACTATTCAATATTATTGGTACATCTCTAACATCTGCCATATCATCAATCATCTTCATTGTAACTGTATATTCAGGTTGGAAATATGGTATTATCTGTTCTACGATTTGTAATGCATCGTTAGTTTGATTCGCAAGAACAGAAAGAGTGAAATTAAGATTGTATGGTGATGGTTGATATTGATATGACCTCTTTGTAGTGTCATCAGTGTCTAGTGTTGTTTTAGATTGTCTTATGAGTTTGTTTTGTTGTCTAGTAGAGTCATATTCGAATCCACTTAATTGAAATGCCATACGTGGAAGTGATATTGCAGTTCTACTTCCATCATTTAAATTTGGTTCTTCTTTAAGTCTTTGTAAAAACTTTTCTTTTGGCCCATATGATATTGGAACCTTTTGTTGAAACAATACAGTTCCGTCTGCTTTAATTTTTTTAATTGTTATGTTATTAAACAAAGTTCCAAATATAGATACTGCACGTTTTGTAGTTTCATTGTAGAAAAATGTTCCAAACATTATGTGACCTCACCGAATGGGTTTGTTTCTGAGAAGTCTAAGTAGTTGTCTGCATTATCTTCGAAGTCTTTGTTTTGTGCATTTCCATCATTATCAAATGACAACACATCCACAATTGAAGAAATATCATAAGAAGCACCGTTTGCACCTACAATAGTATCTCCTACTAGTAGTGTTGTAGTGTTATCTTTTAGAGAAAGTTTATGTGATGACGGAGTCCAAGATACCACTTCACCAACATTAATACCATCTCTAGTTAAACTTTCATTAGCAGTATAATTTCCAGTACCTGTACTATCCATATTAAGAACAATTTGATATGCTTGTTGGTCTTCAACAATATCTATTGTATCAATACCAGTATCAAAATCTTCTCCACTGTATTCGTAAAGTTCACATTGCATTTTGAACACAAATAGTTTTCCAACTTGATAGAATGGGTTCTCGTGTTCTACAAATTTGATTTCAAATATCGAACCACTCATAGGGAAGTAAATTAAATCTCCCTCATTAGGTCTTAGTGATGTTGCAAGGTTGGAGTCTAGTGATATAAATCTCTCCCAAGTTCTTAAAGATATAACAAAGGTTGCTTGGTCTTTTACTTGAACACCAAACTTACTGAATAGGTCTCCCTCTCCCTCAAATGCATCTGTATTTTCTAGATACATTTCTACGGAGTATGCATCTCCAAATTTTGACTGTACATCTTCACCAAGAATAGTGTCTTCTTCTATAACCTCTCTTGGTAGATAATATGTTTCGTGACCATATATTCGTAATGACTCAACAACTAAATCCTCATAGAGGTGTTGTTCAGTCGATACTGCGTGGTTGAAAAAAACATTTGTTGCCATAATCCCTAACCTATCATATCCATAACTGGCATTTCATAATTCAGTCTAGATTCTTCTTCTAATTTTGTAATCTCTTCTTGTGCTTCTTGTTTCATTGCAGAACCATCGAGTGTTACTCCGCCTGGAAGTGCAATACCTTGGAACTTCGATAAATTTTCACCCCATTGATACTTAACTAATGCAGTCGAATATCTTTTTAACCACATATCATTATAGATATCAGTAAAGTTGGTTGGGTCTAACTTTCTATAACACTCAATAAGAATGTACTCATCATCATAGATAGAATCTAAATCCATATCTAAGTATAGTCTATTCATATGTGTGTTATATCTAATAGGAGTACGACCTACTAAAATATGGTCTAACAGATTGATATGTTGTTGTACTTGTTCGTAATACAATATATTAGTCGAAGTTAAGTCCCATAAATCATTGAGTCTTAATTGATATCTAAGGTCAAACATATTCATATTATGTTTATCGTTAAATGGGAAAATGTTAATTACTGCAAGAACGTGTTCAGGTAACACAATATAGTTTTGTTGTTCAAGTGTCACCTCATCATCATATGCGTGAGTACCAGCAGAAGTCTCTGTAGTAGACTCGTTAGTTTTCATCGTAGTCTTTTTATTCGATGTAATCTGATGTTTTAGATAGGTCTTAATTGAACCATCATAGTGATACTCTCTAAAGTATTGCAATGCTTCGTCAATTCTATCATCCATTTGGTCATCATCTACATTTATTTCTAAGACTGGAGCTCCAAGTCTTCTTTTTATGTATTCTTTTAACGATGCTTTTGAGTTTGGTTCTGACATAATAGTATTCCTGTTGTAATACTATTTATATGTTTTTTAGTCTTGGAAATAGGTCTTAGTTTGAAGTCGGTCTAGTTTCTCATCAATACGTGTTATAGTATCCATAATTCTACCAAAGTCTGCTTCATTTTGTTCTCTAGTAACATAGTCTCTTGCTATTTCTTCACGAGTCTTGTTTATTAAGATATCAACTCGTTTTTGTTCTGCTAACACTGAACGTGTGAAGAATCCCAATGGTATAAGTACCACTGTTAAAAAGAAGTTCCAAAGAAAGGTTGGGTCTATGACTATTTCCATATCATTATTTATATTATAATGATACTATAGGGTCTCCATTATCATCAATATCAAAAACAAATTCATTAGGATTATAATTTTGCACATTCCCGTGGCGATAAGTCGGATTGTGATATTGCATATTCATATTAAAGGAAATACTATATCGTTCCTTATCTGTTGTGTTTGGTGCTACCATATGCATTAATGCACTAGGAAACAATATGAGATTACCTTCTCTAGGTTCATACTGAAAGTGTTCTTTTGCTCTTTGGGAATTAGGAAAGTCTGATACTACTTTAGGGTCTTTGTCTATCATTACAATTTGTCCCTCATCACCATCTGCTTTAACATAAAATACACCACTATACCAACATCCATTATGTAAATGTGGAGTGTTCCAAGAACCCTTATCGTTTATATTCGCCCAAGAATTACCAATATGTATCGTACATTTTGTTGTATCTACACCGTGAAATGGCAAGACTTCATCCATAAATGTTTGCTCGATTCTTCTCATCAGTTTACTTAAGCCAGGATTTGATTCGACACCATCGTCTGACTGCCAACCTGACCTATTAGATACATTTCGACCTACAGGGTCTTTCTTTCTCATTGCATCTATTTCGTCTTTACACATCTTTAAATACTTTTCATCAATACCCTGTCGTTCATTTAAATTTGGGTCTAATAGATATCTCTCAAATACAAAAGTTGGGAATAGTAATCTAACTGCCATCATTATCTCCTATAGGTAATTCCAATTGTATTTCTTCGGGTGCAGATTTATCTTCTGAAACGTGGAAAGGACATTCGGGTGGTGGGGTCTCTTCACTATAAAATCTGCCTTTTGGGTTCCAATAAGAACCTTTACGATAAGCACCAGTCTTACCAGTATCTGCTCTTTCCTGTTCAGAGAATCCTTTCTTTCTATTCCACTCATCCATACTTTCGTGATTTAAATTAGTTGTAATAGTTGACCTATTTCGTTGAAAGGTTTCGTGGTCATATTGTATATAACTTGCATTCCACACTTCTCTTTTATATGGTATAATTTGACAAAGAGGTGTTCCTTTTAGTATAGTGAATCCGTGGTCAACTTTAGGATAAAATATTATTTGTGCATTATCCATATTAGCGTTAAACTTGTCTGTATCTATAATTCCTTGCCAAGTTGCAAAGTATTTATTTTGAAACAAAAATGGGTCTAAGTAAAAACAAGAGTAACCTGCAGGTGTGACAATATTCCAAGGATTCCTCATTTTGAATGCATCCTTTATTGGCGCATCCGTTCCAA